AACAATTCTTTTCGGGCATCGCTGTCTACTTGGTTAATTTCATCAATCGCCATCGCTATCTCCTGCTGTAATTTGTGAAGCGTAAATGGTCACGGATTTGATCGAGAATCTTATTAGCGTCTCGGTCGGTCATATTGTGCAGTTGGTCGCGCAGGATTTCCTTGCGCTGGCTGTTGACCAGCTTGGTCTCACGTTTAGGGGCAAATTCCTCATTTCCGATCTCAAAGCAGTTGTTCTCTTTGAGATGCCGTTTGTGTTTGGTGCGGCTGTCAATCATTCGCCCGTCAATCATTGACTTGTATGGCTTAATTTCGTCTTGGATAACGTAATGGTGGTTACGCGCTACGGATGATGGTTTTTCCACCATCTCGCCATCAACCCAGATATAGGTGCGTTTCATAGTAGTAACAGGACTTCCTCATCGTCTAACTCTTGATATTCGCGATAAAGTTTTTGTACTGTGTCTAAACTGCTTAACAGTTTGTCGTAATCTAATACTGGCGTGACGGTAGCAGTCTTAACGTCTTCTGTCACGACCATAAACGGCGCAACGATTTCTTCTGCTACTCGTGGTTTGCCTTCTACCAGTTCTTCGTAGATCGTTTTGAGTTCGGCTTTCTTCTTATCCTTGGCCTCTATTTCTTCCTGATAGCGTTTCTTGCGCTTTTCTTCACCGTCATGCGTGTCAACCACGACAACGGGGGATGGTGGCACATACGCAGCACCAAGATCACAAAAGGGTAATTCGGCAAATGCGCCAAATCCAAACATTAGTTACCCCAAGGCAACGCTGGCGTAAGAATCGGCGGAGTTACTTGAGCGTCAATCATTGCTTGGATTTCAGCCTCGGTATTGGCTTTAATTGAGTCCTGCTCAAATACCCATTCTAGTGCTTCTGCTTCGGTAAGATCAGCAAACGCAACGTAATGATGATCTGCATTATATGGAATAGTTGTGTTACGGCTTAAACTGGCTGTATAGGTATTTCCATTTACATCTTCAGTTCCGAAACATTCCCAGTACACAATGGACACCAGATCATCGTGACCATCTACGGTTTTATTCTCTACGCCCAATGCTGTGGCGTGCCATGTAATTGTTGCACTCATTAGTAATCGCACTCCGTATAGACTTTTACAACGCCAATACTAATTGATGTTGCTGGGGTTAAGGCTGCATTGCTCGCCATTGCATGAGGGCCAAGCAAAGTTGTTGCTGTTGGTAATGTTGCAGTTGCAGAACCAGACGCAGATGTGCCAGCGTTTATGTCTGTAATCATCCAACTTATTGTGGTTCCGTTTGGTGGACAATAAATATATAAATCATATCCTTTGTTAGAAACAATGGTATATCCTGTGCTGGCTTTAGTGGCTGTTGTCGTGTTTCTAGTTAAAAACGATATTGCGCCGTTATCGGCTACATCTACAGCAAAACCACAACAATCATTTCGGGTCGATGGATCAGCAGTTACAATACTTGTGCCAGTACACATGCCAGCAAAAAATCTACCGCCGTTAGTCCATACTTCAAAACCTAAACGCGCATGGTAAAAAAAGCCACCTTGTCCAGTAGTGCTACCGCGAAAATAACTAAAGTAATTATTGTTAACGCCTAATAATTGATTAGTGGTAGTTATCACATTGGCATAACTTGATCTTCTAATGGTTTGATATAAAGTCGCGCCTACTGTCGGCTGTAATGCTGAGAATGTTCCATTACCGCCACCAACAGAATTTAAATACTGTCCACCTGATGCAGCAGTATTTGTCCACATTTGAATTGATTTAGACCACAACGCAGACTGTAAACCAAAACTGGTATTGAGTGCGTTACGGGCTGCTAGTGTTGGATAACCGCCAAAGGTTTTAGCGTAAAATGCTACGTTACCGTTAGATGGTGCGGATGGGTCGGAAATAGCCGTTAGAGTTGCATTGCTACTGGCTGAAAGTGTAGTAAATGCACCAGAACCAGCCGTAGTGCTGCCAATCGAACCGGGTGCAGCAAATGTCGCACCGTTTAATGATGATGCGTTTAAGTTGGCTACGTTTGTGGTAGAGGCTACGGTGAATGGTGCTGTACCAGTGGTTACGGTAGATTCAACAGTTGTGAATTTACCTGTAGATGCAGTTGTAGAACCAATCGCACCCGGCGCGGCAAAAGTCGCACCATTCAATAATGACGCATTGAGGTTTGCCACATTTGTAGTGGATGCCACCGTAAAAGGAGCAGTTCCAGTCGCTACGGTTGATTGCACTGTGGTGAATTTACCTGTGCTTGGTGTAGTTGCACCAATAGCAGGAGCAACAGATAAATCTAATGCACTAGGCGCAAGCCAAGATGTTACGCCTGTGCCATCTGTTTTTAATATATATCCATTTGATCCGGAGGTGGGCGGTAAAGTGAAAGTGTAACTTGGAGTGGTTACGCCGGTTGTAGGGATTTTTAGATATATCGCCCCACTACTGCTACCGCCAAGAAATACAACTGCGCCACCAGAAGATACGACAAAAGTAGGTGAGGAAATAGTATTACTTCCAGAAACAGTTATATCTCCTGAATTAATCCCATAAGGAAATTGTACTGAAGAATTATAAATACCATCCCATCTATATATTCCATTCCCATCAATAATAGTTGAATATCCAGTATTGTTTAATGAATCCAGAACAAATGCACCGAAATAATTAACTCCATCATCATAGGCAGTAATTTCAGTGCCTTTAATATTATTAGGCGTAGTGCCGCCGATGGCTGGGGGTGATGCAAATCCTTCTGCTGGCAAGGTGACAAATACGTCTTTGGTATTTGAGCCAAAGTTGACTAACGCATTGCCGTTAGATGATTCGTAAACGGTATCGCGTGATAGCTGGTCAGGACTAGTGTAAGTACCTAGCCCGACTTCCCAATTAAACCCTGATTGGTCGGCAATAGTGTAATAAGTCGTGTTTCCCGTACCAATGACGCTAAAGTCTTGGAATCCGGTAACCGATCCTGACAACGTAATCGTTCCCGTACCGGCTGTCGTTGATGTTTGCCGTACACGGTCTTTAATTACCAAAGCCATTACATTACCTCAGTAGAAACTACTTCGACTCCAGCAGCACGACCGTCTGGCCCGCGAATGATGCGCTTGGGTGCTTTCATTGTGTTCATCAGTTCGCCTAATTGATTTAATGTCGCGCCGTGCATCTGAGTTGTATTGTCGTGAAGTGCGGTCATGTGGTTAATAGCCGCAGCAACGGTGTTGCCCAAATCTTCCACTGCCTTCTCAACTATTGGGGTCTGATCCTCAAGCATGGTGATGTCAACGCCCGGATTCGCGCCGATACGCGCCACAAGTATCTTTGTAGCAGCATCCAGTTCAGCTTTCCAGCGATCAAACTGTTCTTGCTGTTGGACTTCCATAGCCTTGAGTTGCTGTTCTTGTTGTAGTTTAGCGGCTTCCATTTGCGCTTTCTGTTGTTCAAGTTGCTGTTCGGCTTGTAGCTTCATTTGCTCAATTTGCATATTGGATTGAATCTTGGCTTGTTCAAGTTGCATTTGAGCCTGTAGCTTCGCCTGTTCAGCCTGTTGTTCAGCTTGCGCTTGTTGTTCTTCAGGTGATGGACCTTGTTGGCCTTGACTCTGTTGGTATTGCTGAATGGCTTGATCCAATACGCCTTCAAGCTGTTTAGCTTGTTTGTAAGCACCTACGCCAAATTTTAGTATTTCCATCATCATTGGAGCCATTTGCGGCGATTGTTGCACAACTGGCATTACTTGGTTGACAAATCCACCAAATGCTTGCAGAAACTCCATGCGATCTTGTTTTAACTGTTGTTCGTCTAATTGCACCAACGTATCGGCAGCAACTTCAATACGGAAATTGCGCAAAGGTTTATCGCGTAATAACTGAATTGCCTGTGGGATAAGTTGCTGGTCAGCCTGTTGCATTTGATCCGCAGCAGCATATGCAAGAATTGTCTGCGGTTGAAACTTAGAACAAATAATTTGCGCCTTAAGACGAATTAATTCACTGGCAAATAAGGCGACATCTTCCTGCATGGCTCGTAGCCGTAGCCCGGCGTACTGACCCTTAATTTGTTGTGCAGTAGCCGTCTCGGAGGCGTAACTCGCACCGCGAATAATGTCACTGATGCCAGTAATTTCATAAATCTGCGCCTTAATGTCTGATCGTGCTTGATAACACTGGTTTAATGCCATAGCCAGCGTGTCGATAGGCAGCAAGTCAATAGACCCCTTTAAGCCGCCCTTCTCACCGAATGCCAGCCACTTGTCTACGGGGATCAGCGAGTTGTTATCGCCCTCTGTCAGCAAGCGTTGAAGTGCAGGTTGTGACGCATCGTACACACCACGCACACGCAGCGATTTGACTAAACCGTCAATGCGGTCAGACAAAATATCAAGTTCTTGGGCTTGATCTTGGTACAAAGTGAAATCTGGTACTGGAATCAGATTATCGCTGGTTGTGGTGCTGTATAGAGGCTTGGGGCATGGGAAAAAGCCTTCTAACCCTAGTGGGTCTTCACGCACATCAATAAAGTCAGGGACAGACTTGCTGAACCAGTACACTTTGAGTGTTTCTTTATCCCACAGTTCGCATATTTTGGATAAATTGCGTGACTTCTTTGAATCGCTGTATGCGTTTAATGGTTCTGGCCCTTGATCCAATGGGATCTTACGCGCAGTTTCTTCGCCAAAGCGTTCTACCAGTGCGTCATAAGACATATACACCCAACGCCAGACGCAGGTCACTTCGTCCCATGTACGAGCCTGTGAGTGGCCAAAATCGCGCCAGTGAACATAGTCAACCACTGCGCATTCGTAATCGATCTCTTCTGGCATCTGCATTTCAGCAGACTCGCCATCTTCGATCTTGCTGGTAATTTCTAACCCATCATCTGGGATATTTTGAGTTTTAACATGCGGCTCGTATCTTGCCCATGCTACGCCACGCCCGCCAAGGAAACGATCCTCAACGGCATGACGCATAGTCTCACGGAAGTCTGGATAATGCTCTATTTCAAAATCGATAGCGCGTTCCAGCAACAAACCAGCCACACGACTGACAGGATCGCTATCACCAAATCTACGGGATACATCTGCTTTAGGTAACTTGGAATAAACCGCCGGGATTAGCGTCTGGACATTAGACCATAAAATGTTGAACTTAGCCGTTTCGTTACCGGATTGGCCGCGAGTATCGTCACGATAGCGTTTAAGGATTTTCTTAACACGCGCTAACCATTTAGAAAACTCATTTTCGTACCCACCTACTACAGACAGGTACTTCTCCAAACCACTAGAACGGATAGGTTCCATTTTTTATTTCGCTATTAAGCAGCTTCTACGGTTTTCTTTAGCATTGTGATGAATGCTTCACGACCAACTTGAATTTGGTCTACGTTAAACTGCATTGATTTAAGTTTGCGGTCTAAATCCACAATATGGTCAACCATCAAACGAGCGTTATCGCTGAGATCTTCCACGTTATATTCTTTGCCATCGAGAGTAATTGTGCTTTTTTCTTTACCCATGATTTAAGTACCTTAGTTAGTGAATTTGCCAATGCCGATAACCTGCACACCTGCGCCGGTCGTTACTTTCCAAGCACCGCTTTGACTAGCAACGTCAAATTGATAAGTGTAAACACCGTTAGCTAACACGCTGTTAGCCACGCTCAAAATCGTTGTGGCATTGTCTAAAATTGAAAACGCGCTAGTAGCCGTAGCTGTCACGTTCACGATGATGCGGTGAAGATTGTCACCGACTGCGCCTGTACCGCCCAGCACTTGTGCTGTTTGGCTGGCTGCCACTGTTTCGTATTGGTAATTAAATGGATTTTGCGTACCGCTCATATTCTGTTCCTGCGCGTTGACATGGATTGTTGATGTATTTGCCACATATCGTTAAGCGTAACTTCGTTGTCAGGCCCAACCATAAGTACTTTCTCTTCTTTTGGCTTTGAAGCTGTAGGCTCTGCTTGCCAAGCGACTGCTAACATTCGGAAAGCGTCAGCAGGGTGACTGCACCAATTGTGCTTGGGTGTCTGCCTAAACGCTTTCTTATCTTCATCGTATTGTCTCTCATATTGGCGTAGTGCTTCAACCCCATCCTCGCAACGCTTGTCAAACCATACTCTCGGCAACATCCTACGAACTGCCTGAATTCCGTCCTGTAATCCTAAATCTGGGACGATTGTTAAGTGTTTTATGTCTAAATGTGCCGCCATTTGCTCAATGATGGATTTGCCACCAGAGGCTAATGTCTTGGCTCTAGCGTCATGCGGCAGGTGATGCTTGCCATACACATAGTGCTTGCTTAACACTACATCAGCAAGTTCAGCAATGCTGGCTCCGCTTACTGAATAGAAATCCAACACATGAATCTCACCCCTGATAACCTGATACCACCAGATCGCAGTATCGTCTCTGTAGCCTAAGTCCCATGCGGTATGCACTGGCACTGACGGCTGGTATGGCACTTCAGTGATACGCCCCTCATGGTCAACCTGACGCATCTCCTTACCCCAGATTGCACCCACAATAGCGGCATCAAAGCTGCACTCAAACTCTTGTAGAAATTGATCCTCGGTCAGCTGCGCTTTGGCTGCTTCTAGTTCTGATGGTGGTAGCAGTCCTGACTTACTAGCTGGTAGCTTGAGACAGAACCATTCATCGCTGTTCTCGGCCATCTTCATCACATCGTAGAACTGGTTACGGCCTTTGGGTGTACCTGCAAACACAGCCCATCCCTGTTTATCGGCCAGTGCCGGGCGAATGATGTTACCGAACACGCTGGGTCTAAAATCTCCATACTCATCCATAAATATGCCGCTGAACCCAAGTCCGCGCAGTGCATCAGCGTTATCAGCACCAAAGAGGCGTATGACAGCCCCGTTCACTAGCCTTACTGTCAATTCAGCTTCGTTAGTTGATGCAGTGATAGGGGCTGCATACGTTTTTAGGTAGTCCCATGCTACTGACTTTGCCTGACTGCGGAAAGGGCATACATAGCCGAATAATGGATTGGGGCCTTTGTAGGTAATGGCCGCACGAATAATGTCGTTAATCGCCGCAACAGTCTTACCGGCACGGCGATGAGCCACCACACACGCCCATCGTTTGGTGCGGTTGTGGAAGGGCATAAAAGCCAGCCTTGGCTCGTAATCGAGTTCTATCTCGTTACTTGGCATCTTTCCAGCGAACTATGAGTTCAGCAGGGCCATCTTCTGCGCTAGTAAGTTCCTGCCTAGCAAGGTCAGGGACTACCTTGCGCAGCAGTATCTCGCCTACCTTGATTTGGGTAGCCGATAATTCTCTTTTGCCGTTAAAGTGCAGCATAAAGCCGTTAACGATCTGGCTGGCCTGTATCTTAGCCTTCCAATCGTCTCGTAAAGTCGTGTGTATTTTTCGCGCAGCCATGTGTTTGTTTTTTAACAGGTTGTGTACGGATACTACATCATTCTCGTTTGAGAATTTTTAGATTCTGTTCTTCTCCGGGAAATACTACATAATTGTGCTTGGGGTTATATGTTTCGCCTTTCTTGGGAACTCTGTCGTAACTTCTATATTTTATTCCCGGTATTCCTAAAGATTGCATCATAAGGGAACTGCTTTTAGCTGTTTCAGGGTTTCTGCCCATGCCCAAAGCTAATGCTAAATCTGATCCTTCTGAGTTTTCATCTAGTCCCAATCTTTGCTTAACAATATCGGCATCTCCAAATTTTTCATTCCAATGATTTTCTAATTTAGACATTACATTTTTTTGTTCCGCTAAAGGCTTATTCCAGTCCAACATTAAATCTATTTTTTCGTCCGGTAAATCAACGGTCAAAAAACTGCCTTTATTTGCTGGCCGTTCTTGAATGATTCCTCGAATTCCTTCTAATTGCATTTCTGACAATTTCAAAAATTGTTTAGCCTTATTTATGTCACCACCACCGCCTTCTTCTATTAAGCGTTTGTAATGTGCAACCTTTTGATGCGTCTTGGTTAATGCTTCATCTATATCGCCATATTGTGATATGGCGTGTTCAGCGGCTCTTTGTGGATAAGAAGATAGTTCTTCTTGATATTTTTTAGCAACTTCTGGACTTTCTGTAACGTATATACCATGCCCGTATGCTTGTTGCCCTTCTCCCGTTCCAATCTTACTAGCGTCAAAATTTTCAAATTTATGTGGTGTACCGTGATATACGGTCAGTTCACGCATCGTACCCACTTTGTTAAGTGCATTAGCAATATCTGTTGGGCTAAAGTTCTGACCTGCAAATCTAGCAATGTTTTCTGGACTACTAACGGCTTCTGTTAAGCCTTCTTTGGCAGCTTGCAGCGCTGCTTTTGGGTTTTGTACTACAGCCTTACCACCCTGATACATCTGCGTAGCTGTGTCTATTGGGTGCATAACCATTTGAGCCAGTCCCTTAGCCTGATCCGATAATCCCTCACCAAATGCGCTGCCTAATTTGTATTGGTTGCTGGCATAGTCCACCAAGCCTTGAAGCATCTGCTTTTTGCGTTGGTCGTAATCTAATAGTTCAGCAAGACTAGCCACGATGCTTCTCCAATGCCTTTGCTAACTTTTTTCCTTTGTCAGCTTGGTTGTATTCTTGAGCCACAGCCATAGGTATGCCAACCTTCTTAGCAAACTCTGACGAATGTGCTGCGGCGGCCATAAATCTACGTTGTTTGTCGCTGTGACTGGGCATTACGCCTCCGATACTCTTTCCTAAAATTGCAATTATGGCAAAGCAGTTGAACGTGATTCGGCCAACCCTTTGCCTTTAGTTGTCTGTAAAACTGATAACCGCCATTATGGTTATTGGCTTTACGATCTTGTTGACCATCATCGTTGATGTGGTCAAGTACTAACACTAGCGGGTCACTTTCCCCGCAATGTTTACAGTTTCTACCGTAGGCTAAGATCATTTCTGCTCTTAAATTCTGACGGTATCTATGTTCTATAACTCTTAACTTTTCCCTGTTTTCTTTTCCGTAGGCCCGCATCCTTGCTTTCCTTGCTTCAGATGTTTTGTAAGGCAATTAACGTGGTCGTCTTGGTGGCATGCTGTAACCACCTCTTTGCGGTGGAGCAAAATTACCTTGTGGGGCATAGCCGCCGCGATTATCAAAGTTTTGCTGTGGCCGCTGACCGCCTAATTGTGGTTGACGCTGCATGGTCATAGGCATCTGACGAGGTTGGTTGTAACCTTGATTGTAATTTTGGTTGTAACCGCCAAATTGATTCATCTGCGGAGGTGGTGGCTGGCTGCCTTTACCCATTGCTCTTTGCATAGCTGCTTGACGTTCTAAACCTTCACCCAGCATTTGTGGTGATGGTGGTTGACCGCCTTTGCCCGTCTGCCCAGCAGGTTGTTGTTGCGGAGCAAACATAGTAGAACCGGGGTTAGCGGCTTCCTGTGCCTTTGCTTGTTGTTGCCATTGTTGAAATGCAGCAGGATTAGCGGCTACAGCATATTTGTCTACACCGGCCGGCAAATTGCTTAACATTTGCTTGCCTTCTGGCGTTTCCATCATTTTGTTATAAGAGTTTGTAGCATCAATTTGCTGTTGTAATCCTGCTGGATTAGCAGCGGCGGCGCGAGGATCAATTTGACCTTGCAAATCAGGACGCATTTGCATGAGTTGATTGTATTGCCCCATTTGTCCAGCAGGTTGACGGGCCTGTGCTGCCATTTGAGCCATATATGCGTTTGCAGCAGGATTGGTATTAAAAGTTCTGCCGTTTGGGGTAGTTGTTGTTCCAGTTGTTGGCAGCGGAGGCGTGTTTGTTAGGTTTCCCATAATGTGTTACTCGAACGTTTTAATCATGTAGAGGGTTGAGTCGACCAGATCAAGAATATCTGCGTGTGTGTTTTGCAGATTAGGCTCGTCTGGCAAAGTTTTAGCTGCAACCTTTACATACTCTTTTAATTTTCTTAGGTATGCCAATGGGTCTGAAGCCATGTGAAAATCTGATGGATATTTTGAAATTACGTCATAGCAGCCTTGATAGGCTTCTGCGTACTTGTCGGCCAGTTCTACAATATCTTCATAAAAATGCCCCAGTGCCTTGTGCTGCGCATAAGATTTGGTCTGCAAGTGCATAAAGTGGGTAATTGTTCCTGCATGGAACAATACCGCAACAAATTGCGCTACAGCTTTTTCATAATTTTCTTTTGGCATTTCCGATACGCACCGGTCTAAGATTAGCTAGATTGTCGCTTGTATCGGCGTTCGGTTCAAGGGCGTACTTCCTTAACGCTTCGCTGCTGACCTGTAGCATTTCGCATATCCAGTTGAATGAACGTTCTTCTTCGCCGGGGTAACGCACCCATGCCATTGCCCACTGTCGTAAATCTTTGGGGTTGTCGCATTTTTTACGGTACGGTACGTCCTTTAACTTGCAATCGTTAATTGCCGTTAGCAGTACAGCACTCCACAACGCTCTGTAATTTGAAAAATCAGTCTCCAATGAGTTCCCCTTGTATCAATGGCAAAGCATCTTCTAATCGCATCATCACCAACCAACCTTTGTGGTCGGCTCGCATCGCAACCACTGGTGTCTCTCCGTCCTTACACGCTGCTGTAATTTGATCCATGAACTCATACACAGCAATTTTAGCCCTGCGCTTAACTTCCCATTTAAACTTTCCGGTCTGTATGTCATCACCGCCATCTCTGGCTTGACCAAGTTTACGGGTAACTTTAGTGCCAAGGGTATCCGTAAGAATACCTGCTAATTCACGCTCACCCGCAGCACCCTTAGTGCGTTGTGATTTACTCATTTCACTTCACCTCTTGCTTTAATTGCTTGATTTTCTAGCCTTTTAACTTGACAATTTATTTCTTCCAAATCAATTTTTGTCTTTTCATATTGCTTTACAGCTTCAGCAAGTGCCAATTTACAGTCTATTAAAGCATCTATATTTTGCATAAATTCTGCATAATAGGTTTCATTGCTCATTTCACTTCACCTCTTTCAGTTTCAATGGTCGCAAAATATATGGTTCATTTTCACCTTCGCTTGAGCTATCTTCGGCGGTTGCCATTTTTTTCCAGTATGTAACGTCTTTCTTCAACCGCTCAATCTCCGCAGCTTTCTGTGCGATTTCACGTATATAACAATAAACACCTCTCAGGATGGGATCGTATTTATCAGTTCCGCATTTATATTTATAATCAGCATCAGCCCCACAATGCGGGCAGGTTTCATTGTTCATTTCATTTCTCCTATTGTTTCCAATTTAACCCTTCTAAACTTATACGCTTCGTGCAACATTGCTTTAACTTCTGGTCTAGCACGGTAAGCTGCACGTTTGGCTTTTGCTTTCGGTGCGTTCTGTCTTAGCCGTTGCTTGGCGTTGTAATACTCTTTCTTCAGGCTTTTGTTTTCTGATACGTTCTTTTTGTGGCATTCACGGCATTCGTGAAAATATCCATCTAGCGTAGTCGGATGTTTGTAAAAATTGCGTATTATTTTTTCTTGCTTGCATACCTTGCAGGTTTTGCAACGCATAGGCCCTTTCATCATTTCTTTTTCCTAGGCTTAAATATCTTGTCCCAGTTATCGTCAAACTTCTTTCTGGGTACGCTAATGGGTCTCGGTTTACTGCCTTTGCCGCTCATGCTGCCGCCTTTGGCAGTGTTCTTGCCCTATTTCTTTCCAATAATTTTGGTATCTCGTGTTTTTCAACTTCGGCAAACATAAAACGAACTGCTCTCGTTTCTGGATTATGTGGATCGGCTTGTATCTCTACGCCAAGATAATTACAAATCTGGTTGTCTCGCATAACGCCCTGTGAATCTAATGCAGCCTCCAAGTGTGCAATCCATTTCCATGTATAACCCAACTGTCTTGGCGTGATCCCAATCTTCTTGTAATCGCGCAGGATGTATTCAGACAGTACCGCCCTGACATCCACCTTGTCCACAGGTTTCGTAGCCTTACGGATGGCCTCCGCGACTTCTGGATAAGTTGGTGGAAACTTCGGATGCAAATTTTTGATAGTAGCTAAAGCGTTTAAAATAGTTTCCCTGTCAACGCCGTTAATTAACTGTTCCCAATCACGTGATGGCCGGTCACCGTGCTTCTCAACAAAGCCATAGCCGTACCACTGTTTCAGTCTTGCCCAAAATGCTGTTGCTTGATCGCTCATGTTGTCACCTTAAATGTCGAAATATGTATCTAACGAACTGTCGTGCTTTGCCTTAACCCATTCTGCCTTGAACCCACGCCAGCCTCTTGCTGCACACTCGGCCAGTGCTTCTTCCAATGTCCAGTTAGCCTTGGCTGCTTCCTTCGCGATTGTCTCCACAACGGTCTGCGTAATGACTGCTCGGGCTTTCTTCCTTTGCTGAACAAAAGAATCCCATACTTCCACTGATACGCCTTCAGGCGCGTCTGTATTCTTTACCTGTTTAATGGTTAATGGTTCTTGGTTAATGGTTATTGGTTTATGGTTAGGTGGCGATTCGTTCACGCTTCGTTCACACTTCGTGCTAATTTCCTTACGCTTCGTTTCCCTTTCGGCGGCGATTCGCTTATTCGTGTCAGCGGTTTTGTGATATTGCAGCAATTCCTCAAGGATTCGATCCTGCACATATTGGCCGTCTTTGTTAAGCACAAAGAACCTACTAAGCACAAACTTAACAGCATCAATCTCTGCTTCGGATGATGCCCAAGTCCATTCAAGGGCTTGTTCAAGTGTTGGAAAGACCTCACGGTCGTAACACGAATCAATGAGCAGCGTGTACGCTCCGTGCTGTAGCATGGTCAACCGACCTGCTTTTTTGGCGTAATCGCCCAGATTGCGTTTGTAGTAGTGCATATCTTCACCTCAACAAATCACCTTAGAAATTGCGGCACGGGTAAAAGGTGAAGGAAACCCTGTCACAGGTGGATCAGACCTGCCAAGCCGCAACTGAAGCCTATTCTATCTCATTTGTAGCTGTCAACAACTTTCTCCACCGCCAAATAGCCGGTTTGCACTGGGAAAAATAATTATCAAAATCTTTTCCCAGAGTCCGTCTGCCGTAGTCATTCCTGTCGGTAGGTTCGATGTATAGGTCAAGCGTCAGTCCGGCTTCTGTGGCTTTACGTTCCATTTCCTCACGGGAATCCACCGTGTATGCCAGTTCCTTGATTCGGTCATTACCGCCAATCATGTCAAACACAAACACAATTCCGTCAGGCTTTACTAACCGAGCCATTTCTTTGAGTGCCTTGACTTGGTCGCAGTGGCCGATAGCAAACAAACATATTGCAGCATCAAACGATTCGTCAGGTTCTGGAACCGATGTCATGTCGCAAATATGTTTTCTGGGATGGTCTATGTACGCCATCTGTTCAGGGCTTAAATTAACTAATGTAGTGCGTATATCAGGTCTAAATTGCGACCAAACATAAGTCACAGTACCTACCCCGCAACCCATGTCAATCAAGTTGCAATCTTTAGGTAGATCAGCCCACAACAATATACGCCATAGGTGATGCAAATCGTTGTCACCAAAACGATAGGCTTGGAATATGGTTTCGCCTCGTTCTACTAATGCTTTAGTAGCTTTGGCAATTTCAGCTAAGTCGGTCAATTTGTATTTTTCTTAACTGGCTCTGATCCAGTGCGTAGCCTTCGCCATGCCCGCCCAAATTACGGATATTTTCAGGCTTGCATAGTTCGTGCTTATATGCCCAACCAGCAAATGTAACAGCGTTATCGTTCAGCAGGGCCAGTACATAAATATCTACGTCAGGGTTGTCTTTCAATCGGCATAACAAGCGGCCATCAGCCCGGCGGGTTGTTTTAATATCTATCCGCTTGCCCTTTACCAGACAATCATAACTTCCCGATCGGGACTGCAGCCCTAGATCGGGCCAGACGTTAAATGCCTGACAAAACGCTAATTCGCCTAAAATACCGTCAATATCTGCATCCGCGCCTGATTGCGGGCCAACCTTGGCATCTTTGATATTCCCAGAACGGGATACAAAGGTTCTAAACCCGCCCCAGACCGAGGCAAGTAGTCTCAAATCGTGGGTAATAGGCACTTTCATTGCTGCCGGACAGATTCCGCTAACTGTGGATCAACCTGCAGTTTGCCTTCGCTGATTGACTGTAGTTGCCATTGCCGCAGTTCTGGCACGGCTTTCCACTGAGTAATTGCGGCTCTGGATACGCCGATCAGTTTGCTTAAATTGGCTGCGCTACCAGCCCATGCGATTGCTTCAAGTTTGGTCATGTAAGTCTCCTTAACGTGCTACTTAGCGGACATTTTTGGCTTTGTCAACTAAAATGGTTGCATATTTGGTTAAGCTGGATTAAATTCGGCTAAGTTAAACCACAGGAGCAACCAAATGCACCCACAAATTGTTAGTGAATTACAGAACCAAATCTCTAGTTTAGAGGCTTGCGCAGATGCTACAGAGCGTACAGAACTGGCCGCACGGCTTACTTTGGCCGCATCAGTAATGCGTAAAGCCATCCATATTCTGTCCGCGCCAGTCATCGAGAACGATGACATTCCAATGTTTTTGCGTAAACAAGCAGAATAGTTGTTGCATTGGGTTGTTAAGCTGCATTAATATACCCACACCAGCAATTCGCTGGCAGAACTGACCGGAGAAATAGCATGAACTCAGTTACATATTCAGTAAAAATTGTTCAAAAAAATCCCATTGAAAAATGGTCTGTACTTCGTGAGGAAGTTCTAGCAGATGGCAGTATTGATAGACAGTATTTAACTAATCCACCTACAGATAAAGTTAGTGCTTTACGTCAATTAGCCAAATATAAGTAATTTAGTAATCACTGGAGAAATAGTATGAACATCGCAACATATATCAAACGCGACCAGATCAAGACCGACCTTAATGTCCGTGCTGAAGCTGTGGAAACCCCAGTATTTGACAATTCCGATATGTGGTTCTCCACATGGAAGCACCGCAATCGCGTAGTGCTTGAAGATTATTTCAATCAGCTTGGCGTTACCGCCGAAGAAGAATACATCTGCACAATGATCCAATATGAGCGTCAACAGGCTGCTCAGGCTGAGTTTGACTATGCAAAACGTCAGGCCGCTCAGGAGGAGTTGTATCACATTGGATACACCATGCGTGACGATGAATCTTCATTTTCTATGTTCCACGATGGCATTCCAATGATCGGAGAAATCTAATGGACACTGCTTTTTATAACGAACTTGCAGTTTATTTTTTTGTTTTATCAGCAATCCTGTTTGCATTAGCTTGGAGAAATAAGTAATGAGCGACATCAAAGAAATTGCCAGTGCATTGGTGCTGGCTCAATTAGAAATGCAGAATCCAGCATTCGATGCCAAAAATCCGCATTTTAAGAACCAGTACGCAAGTCTGGCAGCAGTGCGTAATGCCATTGTGCCGGTACTGGCAAAACACGGTATTGCGTTTATCCAAAACCTGACCACCGCTGAAGGGACTGTTTCATGTGAAACAGTGTTGATCCATAAAAGCGGACAGATGTTGTCTTATGGGCCATTGACTCTGCCGGTAACCAAAATGGATGCTCAGGGCTACGCCAGTTCGATTACATACGCTCGCCGTATTTCCGCTATGGCCGCTATGAACATTGTGGGTGACCACGATGACGATGGCGAGGCCGCTGTAGGTCGTACCGTGACCTATATCAATGCCGATCAACAGGCAGTAATTGAAAAATTGCTTACCGAAACCAAATCCAATAAAACAGCGTTTTTGAAGTATTTGGGCGTTGCCAGCGTTAATCAGTTGCCAGCCAACCAGTACAACGATGCCGTGTCTGCACTAGAAAAGAAAATTGCCACTGTAGCGTTTGGGTTTCCAGAGGTGAAAAAATGATTCAGGGTAGCGATGAGTGGTTCCAAGCCCGGCTTGGTAAGGTTACGGCTAGTCGTATTGGGGACGTTTTAGCCAAAACCAAAACCGGCTGGGGTGCGTCTCGGTATAGCTACATGGGCGAATTGATTGCTGAGAGGCTTACAGGCCGCCCTAATGAATCTTTTACTACTGTTGCTATGCAATGGGGTAAAGACAACGAAGCCAAGGCCCGTGCTGCGTACATTTTTAAATATGACCGCGAAGTCACCGAAGTTGGCATGATCGAACACCCACGCATGGAGGGATTGGCCGGTGCTAGTCCTGATGGCTTGGTAGAAGATGGATTGATAGAAATCAAATGCCCGTCAACCATTACGCATCTGGACACTATCAGCAGCGGAAATGTCCCAACTCGTTACATGCTGCAAATGCAATGGCAAATGGAATGCACCCAGCGTGAATGGTGCGATTTTGTTAGTTTTGATCCACGTTTGCCAGAAAACCTACAGTTGTTTGTTAAGCGAGTAAAAATAGGAGAGTTATTAGAACCAGAAATTAGACGATTTACAGATGAGATGCGTATGAAATTATTAGTTTTAGAATCTTATAGAGGTTAATTTTATGAAAGATATGTCCGGGACACTTGGCAAAAATGATCGCAAGTCTAAAGAAACACATCCTGACTATTCCGGTTCTTGTGTTGTGGATGGCGTTAATTATTGGATTAGCGGTTGGATCAAAGAGTCTGCTCGCGGTAAGTTTTTTAGCCTATCGTTTAAGCAAAAAGACGTAGTACAGCAAGGCGAACGTACTATTCCCGCTGCTGATTTTGATGACGATCTACCATTCTAAAGTGCGAATATGAACAAAGAACTTGTATTTCAAGCCGAAGTTGGTGGCTACAGTCAGCAAAAAAATCGCCAGATTAAGGTGATTATGTATGCGGACGAAGTTTATGCAGGGCTTATTGCGCGTATGTTTCCAGTAGGAACGCAGGTCGCAGTGGCCGGTCTGGTCGAAGAATTCGTTAACAGCGAAACAGGCGAGATCAGTGGATAAACGTCAACGCCGATTTGATCGCTTGCAACGTATTGGTTGTATTGCTTGCCTGATGGAAGAAATCGAATCTCAAGCAGACATACATCACATTATCAGCAAGGGCTATCGGAAACACAGCGGAGGGGATGAGGCAACAATTCCCCTTTGCCCTTATCACCATCGAGGGCTGCTACCAGATGGTATGTCACGGATGGAAGCAGAAGCCATGTATGGCCCTTCACTAGCCCTGTCTAAGCGTGAGTTTGTGTTGCATTTTGGCACTGAACAAACGCTTTTAGCGTTAGTGGATGCAATGATCGAACAAATAACTAGGTTGCATTGATGTTTTGTAAATGGTGTCGTTATTCCGTGTGGAACGGAAAACGATTGATGTGTGAAAAATCACACGAAGTTATGACTAGAGAAATGTGGTGGTGTAATGATTACGAACGAGTACCCGGAGCCGATGACGATAAGCCAAATCCTCGACCAGAGGGAGACAGTGTACGGGAGATTCCCTACCGTGGCCGCAGCAAGTCAGGCACTAAGTAATGCCCTGCACATGCCTAGCGGTTGGTCTCAGCTACCTGCGTATCAACGTGAAGCATTAGAACTGATTGCCAACAAAATGGCGCGAATTGTTGCCAGCGGTAATAGTACCTATGAGGATAGCTGGATAGATATTAGCGGATACGCAGAACTTGTATTACGGGAGATGCGCAGATGACAAGCATTCTGTATTTAGAACGATTTTGTACGTCCTGCAAACAGCGTAAGTCGCTGGTAGGTGGCACAAGTTTTCCAAGATTTCGTTGTAAAGATTGTCGGAGTAAATCACATGCAAAGTCGCTTAAAACAGTACTTAGAACACAGATAGTTGGAGAAATCCATGAAACTAAATGATCCAAAGGCTTATCACACTTACAAAGCCATCACTGTACGTGTGAATAAATACGAATTTGATTTATTTGAAAAAGCAGCAGCGGCCGCCAGTAGGGACAAAATTGATTGGATACGCCGATCTTTAATTAAGGTCGCTGAAGGTAAATTAGTAGAATCAGTGCCGCCGAAAACTAAATGGGAAATTATTAAAAGGTTAATAGGATTAAAATGATTAGTTTTTTATATGTTGTTCTTTACGTCATCGCAATTTACCTAGTAATTAAATTTCTAGGTTTTGATTGTGACTAATCGAATTTGCTGGTATTCATTAATTGGGCGAGAGAATGCCCCATTGCGTCTACCAGCTTTTCATTTGCATATAATTTCGGCCATACCACAAACAACAAAGCGTGACAGTACTCATGCCAAAAGCATTGAAAAACATGTTGCTTTGCCCCTTTCAATTCTGGTGGGGATTTACACAAATAAATGGTTAGCGTATTCGGGTCGAACATCCCATAAGCGTCAGGACTTATCTTTTTCTCAAAAGTTGCAACATCTAACATCACAACTCTAATTGTGTAGCTACCGATCTGAAATTCTTTAGGTATCTTTTTCACAAAAAAATGCCGCCTATGAAAAGCCCCATAGACGGCTAGAACCCGTAATGGGTATGGACTACTTGATCTTATGCTTAATTGACCAGCCTGTGCCAACTAATGCGGTCACAGCACCAATGATGGTGTCGGCACTGGTCGGATCTAGCTTACCAGAAGCAACATAGTAACCGCCAACCAACGTAAGGATATGGCGAATCAAACCCAGAGCAACTTCAAATTTCATTTTTTCTCCTGTGGGAACAGAAAAGTTCCAGACTTGTTAATCACCAACGCCTGTTTTCTGGGCTTGGCACTTTCGAGTGTTGGAACACTTAGATGAGTCCAACTATCGAATTCTACTATAACTTGGTCAAAGTCAATTTTTGAATCCACAATAGCCTTAACAACCTGTGCTGGGGTCATGCCAGGCACTCGAATGTCTGCCGCACAACCAAATCGGTGTTGAGAAGTGTCTTTGGAGCCAACAGCATCGTTTACCAGTTTACATCGGTATGCAGAGTTAATCAGGATAGGCTTGCCGCCCAAAAGCGTTTTAACAGCTTCTAATAGCTTTGCCAGACGTTGCAGGTTTTTAATTTCACGTTGATCCGGCTCATTACGCCAACCTTTGCGCTGCGCCACCTCAGAGACAGTCATTTCTTCAAGGGTAAAATGCTGAGAAAGTCGAATCATCTGTAATCTCGATCAACTTTAGAATCCAGCTTGTCAAATATCTTTTGGATCATGTTTTTGATGTCGTGCAGGTCTTCCCGAAAATCTGCTTTGCTGACGTACTCTTTAGGCAAATCGTTGCTTAACTTTGTTAAGTCGTTTTTAAGTTCTTTAGTGGCCGTCCACATTTCACGCAGAAACCAACCAAGCACAGTGGAAGCAACCCCAAATGCGCCGTTAAGAATAGTCTGAGTGTCCATTATGTCAGTGCTACCTTTTTCCATGCGCCATTGTAAATATAAAAATTATTATTCGTTGTGTCGTAATACATTGGAACTGCACCAGCAGACACACTTGGTACTCCAGTAGGAATTCCTGCAGCAGCAGAAATACAAACAAATCCGGCGGTCATTGTTGTAGTTGCAGAAGTAGCAGACCTGATGTCTCCAGTTGATGTAATGGTGAGCCTAGCATTTGTATTTGTGGAAAATGACAATGTATTTGTGCCGGATAAATACATTCCGGCAGAAGGAATTGTTGCACTTGTAGGAATATAACTTGCGGCACTCATAGTACCGGATGCAGATAATGTTCCAAAAAATTGACTGCCAAGAGTAGTTATTCTGAGTCTTTCCCCGGAATTAGCAGAAAAAGACAACTGCCCTGTACTTGTTGTGTACATACCATCAGATGGGACGGCAACCTGTGCAGTTGGAATAAATTGTGTAGCGGTACTGCTGCCAGTAGTTGTTGTATTCCCTGTTGATGAAATCGTGAATCTGTTAGCTGAATTAGTACTAAAGGCTAATGTATTAGCAGCAGACAAATACATACCGTTAGTTGGTGCTGTTGATCCTGTTGGTATATGAGTTGTTGCTGTAACACTTCCAGTGGCCGTGACATCCCCAGTACTAGAAATAGTGAATCTGTTTGCAGAATTAGTAGAAAATGCCAAAGTATTAGCGGCAGATAGGTACATGCCGTTTGTTGGGGCTGTAGAACTCGTTGGAATAAATGAAGCTGATGTATTTGTACCCGTACTAATAACCGTCCCAGCATTGGTTAAATTTCCTGCGCTTGTTACGCTAAATAATTCAGTTGCACCGCTTTTAATATGCAATGGGTACAATGGCGATGTAGTACCAATACCGACAGCAGAAATGTTGTTGATGTTGTAGTTATTAAACGGTATGTTGGCCGTAACAGATTGTGTTCCGTCTTTCAAAATACAAGTAGACAATCCAGAAGCCAAATCAGTATTTAATTGATTAGCAACAGAACTGCTAATGATTGTGCCAGTGGTATAGGGAAGCCCTACGCCTGATATTTGGAAAGTACCCGAACCGTTAAAACCTGACATTTGTTACTCCGCTATTTCCCGACCGCCCAATGCTGCGGCCATTCGTTTAGCCTTATCAGCATTTGCTTTCTTACGCATATATTCTTCAAGGATGTTAAGTTCTTGCTGTGCTTGTGGGCCGCGCATTAACAACATTTTAGCTAACTGATTTCTGGTCTGTTCTGGCATGGATAGTTGTCCAGCCCATTGCATCATTTTACTAGGAATGGTGGATGGTGCGGAAGCGGCAGAAGCCACATCTTGCATGGCTTCCATAGTTCTGGCCTGATCTTCTGCGCCAGTCATACGCTTAAATGTTTGTGAACCTTGACCAGACCGCTCTAGTTTTTTCAGTTCTGCTTCTTGCAGCAATGATTTTTTAAATTGTCGAGCATCTTTACCAAAGACCAAATCAATGCGTTCTTGGACGTTTGGATTTTTAGTAAAAGACATTAACTGGGTTTGACCAGATTGAGAACCTAACTTCTCCTTAAATGCTTGTGCTGCGCCAATCTTAAACGCTTCTTGTTCGCCGGGAGTCATTTGGCGCATTGCTTCACGCAATTCAGCGGTTTCCATCGACAATGCTTTTGCGCCAGTTTCAGCAGCATCAATCAGTTGAGATGGGCCAGCAAATGTTTCACGCGCAAGTCTGTAAACGCTGTTGCCTTGTGTATCTTTAGGCGAGAGTCTGTCCAGCTTATCTGTAAGTTGTTTACGCAAACGATCATATTCAGCACCAAGGTTAGTATGACCACCCTTCTTGGCGGCTGTGGCTGCGTCATATAATGATTGTTTTACTTTGTCTAATGCTTCAAATGGAACTTGGCTGCCGGGCGTTGTAATGGTCTGGCGAATGGTATTCATCAAAGCATCGGTAGTTTCGATAACCTTGGTATCTTCAGCACGGAGTGTAGATAGATCAATCGGTTTACCAGAAACTTTGGCGGTTACTTCAGCCAATCCATGTGCAGATTCAGACCGTTTAAGTAATGCTTCAAGTTCTTTGTCTACAGGGACAGATAAGGAATTAACTTGTTTATATAGAGGCTCTGATGCAGTCCTGCGTTGCTCAATCATGTCAGTGACATATGTTGGTAAGCCCTGACCTTCTTTCAATGCACCAGCAGCAGCAGCTTGTAATGTTGGCCCACGACCCGTAGAAATCCTACGCGCTTCACGTTCTGCAAGTGTCTCAGCAGAACCCGGCATACTGGCAAGCAAGTCAAGTTCAGATGCTACGTTGCGGCCAGTTGCTGCAATAGGTGATCTGCCACCAAGTGCAGATAATCTTGCCCTTGCTACATCGTATGGATTGGCATTCATGCCGGGCATTTTTGCTTCTACGTCACGCTGAAGTAATTGAGATAGACGCTGCTGCGCAGAACCTAAACGTAGTTTTTCAGCAGCTTTGGATACCGCCTGACCGCCGGCTACCATAGGCATTACTGCGCCTTCTGGTATGCGTTCCATAATGTTACGGCCAACACCACCGATAATCTTACCGCCTACGCCTAAACCGCCAGCCATGAGGCTTGAAGCCATGCTTCCTGACAGTACATCACCCGCTAATTGTTCTGGGGTTTTTGCTTCTGATGCGCCGGCAGCACTTAAAGCACCATAAGCTGCGGCAGGTTTAAGCACTGCCATAGATTTCTGCAATACAGATGCGCCAGTCTTGGCTTGACCGCCGGGAAGCCATAATGTCGGTAACGATCCAAGCACATTTAATGTCAAATCTGTTTTAGGATTTTCTTTAGCAAAGTCAGCGGCAGCTTCACGAACTCGATCACGAGCTTTCTCATAAGAATCGCCATGTACTTTAGCGACCGCTCCTATAAGTTCGTCAAAGTTATTAAAAGTCATACCCTGAGCGGCAGAGATAACAGGTTTAGTCCATTCTGGTGCTTTCTGCTCAAATGCTTTTGAATAATCAGGAACTTCACGAGCAACCCATTGGCCGCCGCGCCATTCTCTATATTCACCAGTAGTCGGGTTATGGATTAGTTGACCTTCTTTTGGTGGCATTATCTTGCTCCATCAACTGACATAAATCCCGGTGGCAATTCTGAACTGGTATCTTCGTAATATTGCCCCGCACCTTTAGCCATGCCTTGTAAGACTCGCTGACGAGCCTGACGTTTTTGCTCAATGATCTGATTAGTATCGCCTGGTTGAGGAATATATTGCTTACGGGCTTGTTCAAATTCACTTGGGCTAATTACTGCACCGGATGTCTTTCGCAGCCATGCCTCAATAAATGCACGTTCTGCTACTTTATATGACTGCGTATCTTCTTTTACTAACTGGTTTCCGATAAACGGAATATCTGCCTTGAATTGTTCTTTAGTTGATGGAACTGTGAAAGGTGATCCTGCGCCAAATTTTCCTAATACATCTTCTGCATCTTTAATTTTGTTTGCATACGTTCCGGCAACCACTTGTTCCTGTGTGGGTGCTTTAGGTGGTGGCGTATAACCTTCTACTTTCTGAATGCTTCCTCTGCTGCCCGGTCTTACATACGTTGCTTGACCAGTTGTAGGATCAATCACCGGAGTTAATGCGCCATAGGTCTCAGGAGATGGCACATTTACATTGATTGCTTTCATCCTTTCGTAATCAGCAAGACTTCCTTTAAATCCTTGTCCTTGAGCAAATAAGTATTCTTGAATTGATGAAGGTAAATTTGCAGATTTAGTTTCTGCTACTGGTTCAAGCAAACTGTAATCATTTTTTGCCATAGCTGCTTTGATGCTTGCAGGTGTGAATTTAGATGGATCAATAGTGCCAATTTCTAATTTGGTTTCGGTAGGCATCAACGCAGTACCAAATGCACTTGCGTATCTAGCAATATCTGGATTTTCACTGCGCATCCCTTCCATCATCTTAGCAAGCATTCCAGCCTTGGTCGGCGTTGCATAAGTGTTTCGCATCGCTTGGCTGAATTTGCCATCTTGCACATTAAGCACCGGTAATTCTTTAGGGCCAAAACCTTTAACAGCAGCCATTTGTGGTGTTTGACCAGTAACTTCTTTACCCTGTGAATAATTAAGCAAATTCTCAAAATACTTTTTAGCTTCTTCTTTGCTTTGTTTCTGTAGTTCCGCTTCTGCTTTAGTTGCCTTTCCTTGCATATACGCACCCAAGCCAGCCTGAGCCAGTTTAGCTACAGTCTGCCAAGGGGAAATTGGTATAGCCCTGCCACCTACTATTTGTGTCTCTGTGGGCTGATATGCTTGCTGTTGCAACAATTCTGCATATTTGCGCTGCCGTTCAATTTCAGCAGCGCGTTGAGCATACGGTAAATAACTTATGTCAACCATTTTAGTTACCTATTTTTGACCTGCTTTGTATGCGCCATAACCTGCCGCACCAAGTTTAGACAATGTTTCAAAAGGCGATAGCGGCTGAACAATCCGTCCAACCATTTTTTGTTCTGGCATATCTGAACTGTAATTCATTAATGCTTTGACCATTGCATCGCGTTTTTCTTTTTCGTCTTTTAAAGATACCGCAGATGTAACAGAAGTTTGTCCCTTTGTTAAATTAGGTGAATCAAACCAACTCATAACATCTCCAAATACTTGACGCTTTCATTCAACGCAGATTTCAATTTATTCATATTGTGACTGTATTTTTCATAAAGGTTGGGATGCTTTTCTTTTGTATAGGCTATCCGATCAATCGAATGTTCCCAAAATGCAGTACAGTCATAACAATCTAAACTTGAATGCTCAATCTTATAATGCTCCGGCAATGAACCTCGCTGCGCCAATATAAAATCTAACACTTGCTTTTTTGTCCAATTTTCTATTGGGTGCAAGTATGTCACGCCAAAAACCACTGAACCATGCCTTGATGTAGCTTTATGAGCTTCATCATTACGCTGTCCACGAATCAATTTTGTAATTTTATGATCTTGAACCGCTTTAACTAAAGGCTCTCCTATGTTGCTATAGCAGCACCTTATATAATCTTGAATTTTAACTGGTTTTTCGGTTGTCGTAACCATCCCCAAATTTGTCCAATTTACTGGGACAACATCTGAGGGTAACCCGTTAAGTTCTAAATTTTTCTGCTGATTGCTTGGAATTTCGACAAAATTCTTACACTCAGCACGAACTTCATTAACTATTTCTAAAGTCTCTGGATAAATCTTTCCGGTATTTACCCAAAATACTGTTGGCTGCTGGTTTTTATATAAATACCAGCAAGCCAAAGAGTCTTTGCCGCCACTAAATGCAAGTCCTAACATTAATAAGCTGTAGCGGCCATCATACCCACACCGATCAAGCCCTGTTGTTGCGAATTTGCTGAAGCAACATTTGCGTTATACGCATCCAGTCCGGCTTGATATTGAGCCTGACCTGCTTGGAACATCGGAGCTGCAGTTACGCCTGCGCCTTGATATGGTTGGAAAGTAGGCATTTGTACTTGACCGCCAGACATTAAAGCGGTTACTTGGTTAAGCGGCAAATTGTATAGCCCTAGTTGACGCTGAAATTCCTGCTGATCTGCGGTATTAGCAAATTGTGCAGATTGCAATGCTTGGTTGTATTGCTGATTTTGGGCGGCGTTTTGCGCTTGCCATTGAGCAAGTTGATTTTGCCAGTTCTGTCCCAAAGCCTGATTGCCCATCTGAGCAGCGGATTGCGCTTGTGCAAAGTTTGCGGCTGAGGCTTGATTTCCTGCTTGTTGATTTGCAAGAGCAGCTTGAAATGCCGCTGTTTGCGCTTCATTTCCAAACTGGCCAGAAGCAACAGCTTGATTAAATGCTTGCTGTTGAGCCGCATTCTGAGCATTTTGACCTGCAATCTGTGCATTAAATCCGGCAAGTGCGGATTCATTACCAAATTGCGCTTGGCCAAGTGCTTGCTGATAAGCCTGTTGCTGTGCCGTATTTGCAAATTGAGCCTGTCCCAGTGCTTGTTGATAGGCTTGCTGTTGCGCTGCGTTTTGAGCATTTTGATTTTGAATCATTTGATTATTTGCCGCTAATGCAGCTTCATTACCAAATTGACCTGTTCCCAATGCCTGTAAATAAGCCTGTTGTTGAGCCTGATTAGTTGCCTGTTGTGATGCTATTTGTGCATTTAACTGATTTATTGCGGCTTCATTTCCAAATGCGGATTGCTGCATAGCTTGCTGGAATGCTTGCTGCTGTGCAGCGTTAGCGGCTTGTTGGCCTTGTAAACCTGCACCAAATTGAGCAATTGCAGCTTGATTGCCGTACTGACCTGCCGCTAATGCTTGGTTAAATGCTTGCTGTTGGGCTTCGTTTGAAAAACCTGCTGATGCTTGTGCTTCACCAAATCCTTGCTGACGTGCCGCCATATCAAGATTTAGACCTTGCAAAGCTGCTTGCGTAGTTAGGTCATTCTCACGTTGATTCTGTTCCGTCATTGCATTTTCGTAAGCTGTAGAACCGGGCGTTATGCCTTGGTTGGCTAATTGTGTTTGCAATGCTGACCGCTGTTGTTCAAGCTGAGGTTGCAACCTAGACATGATTGCTTGTTGCGCTGTAGTTCCTGCATTAACAGGCATTGCGGCAAGGTTTTCGGTGTTGAAACCGCGAGTTAATTGACCTGAATCTGCAATCGATTGCTGTAGTTCTGGACTTTGATAACGATCCTGTGAGACTTGGTTAAAACCACCAAATTGTCCTTGTAATTCAGGCGCATTAAATTGATTTCTAGCTACATCACCAAATCCACTTAACTGTGTTTGCAAGTTAGGAGCATTAAATTGATTTTGAGTTACATTTCCTAAATCGTAATTACTTAAATTTTGGCCAACTTCACCAAATCCACCAAATAGCCCTTGCATATTTGGAGCGTTAAAATCTGTTTGGCTAACTTGACCGTAACCATCTAATCCAGTTTGATATTCTGGTGATTCTACACCGCCTTGCTGCCATCCATATTGACCAGCAGCAGGCCCTCCAGTGGCTTGACCCTGCAAATTCAATTGTGTGTTTACTTGCCCAGTATTTCCTAAAGATGTCTGTATACCGGGGCCAGTATATGCAAACGGGTTGCTCATTACATCGCTAACAGTTCCCGTTGCTTTATAACCCAATTCTGATAAGGCTTGTTGAGTTTTCTGCTGAGCGTTAAAGGCCGCTTGCGCCTCTGGAGTTAATTCTTCTGTGATAGTAGGCGTGACTATTTCTGATGCTTTATATTCGTCTAATGCTTTGTTATAGGCATCCATATTGGGGTTCATTAGCGCATTTAATTGACCCTGATATGCTTGCATTTGACTATCAAAAATAGGTTTTCCATTTCTAAGTTTTGGATTTAAGACTGGTGCATTTATTCCTTGGCTTTGCAATTGCGCAGCAGCTTGTTCCGCAGTCATCCCAACTGGCTTTACCGGTTCTGGTTTTGCGTATGTAGTGCTGTAGGAAACAGTGCGTTTTCCTGTTGGGCTAATAACATTTGGATTGCTCAAATAAGCAGTTTGTTTAGCTGCTTGTACGTTAGCCGCACCTTGCGCTGCTGCCATGCCAGCATAATCAGGTGCTGGAGGAGGAGATCCGCCTTTACCGCCCATAATTTATAAACCTACAATTAGATTTCGTCATAGTGTAAATAATGATATCACCTTCTGGGGCTGCGCCTTTAATTCTGCCCTCTTCAGTGAATCCTAAGTTTTCATCAAATTTCATTGCTTTCGTATTGTTGCTTGAAACTGTGCCTATCACTTTTTCAACATCACAAAACACAAAAGCATAATGAAAAATCGCTTTCAAGTAAGCCGGTGTTAATCTGCCTTCTATGGCAACGTGCATCCATAAACTTGCGCCGTTATATCTTTCGAAAATAACACCGGCAATGATTACTCCGTCTTTTTCTAACCCAATGGCTTGCGCCGCATCAGCATGATACTTGCCGCCAGCGCGAGCCGCTACCCATTCGCCCACCTCTGGGCTGTTTACTATATTCCAGCCCATCCGATTTGGAACACCACGTCAGTTGATGGCCATTCTATTTGTGAACCGCTGCTTGATGAAATAAATACTAAAGCCCCACAATACCCAATCCCAGCAATACCTTGCCAATTATTGTAAACTGTTAAGCCATTTCCCCATGCGTCCACGTCCCAAACTCCGCTATCCCAATAAGCATTTGGGTTTGGTGTGGCCGGACTAACGCTGGCTCCAGCCGCAGTATTATCAAAATCCACAGCCATGCCTAAAACCACATTAGGCGAACCATCAGTAATTATGGTTGGTCTGGCACGGGTAAAGTATTTCTTAACGCCTCGCGAATCGAAATAGTTAAATGCTTGTTTTGCTGTCCCTGTAATTGGCGATCCATTATCTTGTAAATCGTCATCCCAAGCCTTACCTACAAATCCAT